GATTTGTTCCGTGGTCATCGTCCCATTGAAATATTCGTCAGCAACTGCCTGCAACTTCTTTTCCCGCTCCAACCAATGCATGATAATCGCATCCCAGAACGCACCCCGATATTTTTTTATGATCAGCCGTGTGTAATTGTATGACCGATGCAACTGCTTTGCGATATCCTCAATGCATGCTTCATCCACATAGTAGCGATAGGCTGCTTCTGTCAGTTCTTTTTCTTTGCACATCCTGATTCCTCCAGTTCCTTATTTAAAATTTCTGCTGCTTTTAGGGCGTTTTTCTTGGTGTCAAAAGCCACCATGCACGGATTTTCCCGTCTGGTACTGTAACTTATGTCATATCTGTCTAGAAAATGGTCAAAATAAACATGGTACTTTACTTCATCATCATCTTCGTAGTCTGGCACATAATCCGGGCAAAGCATATCATGCAGCTGTTCCAACCGTAACAGCAACCGCATTTTCTCTGCGACTTGTTCGACACGTTCTCTTGTCGGAAAGTAGTTGCCGGATAAGATACAAGATTCGTCAATATCATCTCCAATATAAATATACCGGACAACATCAACACCGTTTTCGATTGTAAAATACTCTTCTCCACGCTCCGGCTTCCACGGCTTCAGGGCTTCCAATTTCTTTTCGTTGTCATTCATTTCAACGCTTCCTTTCTCTGTTTAATATCGCTGCCACTTTATCAGCTGTTTCGAAGCTATCAAAATAAACCTCATAAACAGATTTTTCAGAATAAGTACAAGTGGAAACCATTTTATCTTTTTCACAGTCAAAATGAACTGCGATTTTCGGAGTGTCATGGTCATTCCAGTCTGGTTCAAATTCCGGGCAGAATTGATCGTGCAACTGCTCCAGTCGAAATAGAAATTCCAACTTCTTTGAAACCTGCTCCGCACGTTCTGCTGTTGCAAAGCAGTTTCCAACCATCATATAATCAAGATCGTCTCCTTCTTCAAAAATGCATTCAGTAACCCCATAAACGGCATCAACAGCAAAAAACGGTTCTCCATAGTCAGGCATCCAAAATTCTGATTCTGTCTGCTCCTGCTTCGTTGCCGCTTCTTTTTGCAAACCATCCTGTGATAATGGTTTCTCTTGTAACATCTTCTTCAAGTCTGTCATTTCGTTTTTTAGGATTTCGATTTCCTTTTGAATGTCTTGAATGTCACCCATTTTCGCCTTTCTATTCCTCAGTTTCACGTTTTCTTTCATTCTTTTCCTTTCTTCCTCTTCCTTTTTTACAATCGCATTCCTTCTCTCACAATTGCAACATGGAAGAGAATTTCTGTCTTTCTCATTAGACGGGCAATCTTCACCGCAATTCATGCCACTACACCTTCTTTTCCCCACTTCCAAATACAAAATCTTGATTTTTCCATCCTCCTTGAATGTTTGCTCTCGCAATCTCCAAAGCATGCACAGAGTTACGATAGCATTTATCACACTGCTTTTTGCCGTTATCAATATCCTTGCCACAGATTACGCAGTGGTATCCATCGCCAAACAGACACCTTGGTAACATCCCCATTTTCCGGTTCTTTTCCATGTGCCTTTTTGCATCCCGTTTTGCACACATCACGCATGCAACTTTACCAGATACCGCTGGTTTCTTTCCGCAATAGACGCAAATTCCAGTGGCTTTTCTGCTTTCATACATTTTTTTATGCCTGATGCTGTTTTTTTCTTTCTGCTCCGGTGTCATGTTTGCATTATATTTCCTGTTGTATTCAGCTTTCTTTTCGCTACATTCCCAACATTTCCTTTTGTGTGGTTCTGCTTCTCTTTGTCCGCACTCTACACAAATTCCATGACTGGCATACCATTCACGTCTTATCATCCTTGTGTTCTTCATCCGGCAACACCTCTTCCAGCACATCTAAGCCACCATATATACGCAACTGCAACGCCTCAATCACAACAAAGTTGATATATGTGCCGATGTCGACAAAATCAACATATGTATCTGGGTCTGTATCTCTCTGACCAGCTGTTTTCTGTACCATTGCTTGCCGGATGATGTCCAGATGCTCTTTTAGTATCCTGACATCCTCTTTAGTGCAGGTGTTTTTGCGTTGCAGCTTTAAAAAGTTCCACATCGTCTGAAGCTGCCCTTGGTCAAGCTCTCTGAGATTGTGTTTTGCCATTATTTTAACTCCTCCCATGATTTTTACACTTTTTACCTTTGTTATAGCCAAACCATGTTGACCAATATCCCTGATGATATTTCCGATCCTGCACTGCCCAAATATAGATTGTCTTCAGCGGATTGTAATAGATTTTCCCGTTCCGCTTTCTTTCTTCGATTCTGTTTTGGTAAAATCTGTACGCATCTGCACCAAATTCCAAGATTACAGTGCGTTCGGTCAAATTCTCCGGAATTTCCACATACATTTTTATCACTCCAATCCCAGCAGCTTTTTCACATCGTCCTCATACCGCCATTTGCATTGTGTCCCGTCACAATCACTGTTGCAGCAGTGGCAGTATTCGTTTGCTAAACATTCTTCATACGGGCTATATTCCGCACACTCTTCAAAAAGCCCCTCTGCATCATCTGCTACTTTTTTCAGCATCTGTTTCAGCTTCTGGTTTTCTTCTTCCAGTTCGATGATGTATTCATCTTTGTGATCACAATGAACGCAACACAATCCGGAGATGTTTGCAAACGGGCTTTTGATGTCCTTATTAACTCTCCACTGTTTCGTTCGCTTTATAATCTGCTTCTGTTCCCCGTTTTCCTGCTCCAGTTCCTTGTTTCGCTGTTCGAGCAGTTCCACGGTTCGTTCCAGCGGCTGAATCGTTCCAAGCAACGTCTGTTTGATTTCATGCATTGGATTTTCATCGTAAGCACGTTTGTTCCATCTTGTTGCATATTCGCCGATACAGCCTGATTCAAGGCATGCATCGCCTGCTCCAATCGAAAACGGCATACAAATATCATCCAGAATGCAGGATTCCTCTTTATTTATGTCGTAATCTTCATGCAGGAAATACAAATAATTTCTCCGCTTTCCGTCCCTGCCTATCTGCACATCGTTATGAAACTGCATTTTCCGTCCGCAGAACGGACAAGGTTTCAGCCTGTTGCCAAGTGTTCCTATCGTTTCTCCAAGAGCTTGCTGCCGTCTGTTCCAGTCCTGACAAGCCTTGTACTTGTTTGCAAACCATTCTCCGGTGCTGTTGTGTACCCCATTTTCAGAGCAAAACAGCTTGTAGCAGTGTTCTGCTTTTTCCGGATCTATGTCGTAAATGTCATTGATTTTCGGCACAGCCCCACAAATTGTACAGGGCATCAGATGTTCAATTAGTTTTTTCATTTTCGCACTCCCTCTCAAAATGTAACGGTGACATTTAAAACCGCCGCAGCCAACCAATAAACCGCCCGTCTGTGGTCTTTATGCCACAAACAAACCACTGCTGCACCAACATCCAGCAGTATCATGGCAATTGGTAGGATTTGCGTGGCGTTGATTTTGCTCATGTTCATGTTTTCCTTCCCGTTTTACCAAGAACAAGCTTATGACTTCTAAAGCCGCCTTTTACTTTTCCTCTCGCAATCTCCATTGCATGTACGGAGTTACGATAGCACTCATCACACTGTTTTTTACCATTATCAATATCCTTGCCACAGGTTGCACAGTGATAGCCGTCGCCAAACATATACCTTGGCAATGCCCCATTTTTTCGATTCTTTTCCATTTGCCTTTTTGCGTCTTTTTTTCGGCACATCGTACACATAACTTTTCCGGGTTCTGCCGGCTTTTTTCCGCAGCGTACGCATTTTCCGGCAGCTTTCCGTTCTGCATATCTCTTTTTAATTCTTTCAGCGTCTTTTTTTCTTTCCGATTGTTTCTGCTCTTCTGTCATATTTGCTCTGTATTTGCATTTTCTTTCGTTGCTCTTGTACAAACATTCCCAGCAAAGTTTTCTGTGCGGTGCTGCACTGTTTTGTCCGCACACCACACAAATTCCATGTTGGGCATACCAATCTTGCAACAATTTGCTTCCCATTGTCACCGCTCCCATCCATACCACTGCACCCTCAAATCAACGTTACCAGCATTATGCTGACCTCGTATCATTTTGACTGTACGCAGTTTTGCATTTGCGTTATCCACTGTCAAATATAACAGCGGATGCATATTCCCTTTTTTGTCGAGCCGCTGTAACCACATCCCAGTGATTGCATCACGGATACCGTACACCGGACGGCGTTGCACGTCCATTTTTAAGATTTCTTTTGTCAAACTCCTGTACAAAGTAAAAGCCTTTGGTTTTGCAAGTTCCTCTTTCGTAAATTCCGGCGGCTCTATCAAATACGAGTTGCAACGTGTATCGACCATCCTAAAAAGCCGACGTGTACAAATGTTGTACTCCTGCGTGATTATTTCGGCGGATTTGCCGCTCAGATAATCAGACACCGCCCGACGCAACCGCTTTTCCTCGTCTTTCCAGTTACGGACAATTGCATCTCGGTATTCTCCTCGTCGCTCGCTGCAAAAATATCTGACTGTATCGCCTGTGATTTTGTATTTATCACCTAACGCGTTGACCGGACAACGGTCTACAAAATAATCATATGCGACTTGCATTTTAAACCGCTCTGAGTATCTTTTTGACATATCCATCCCTTTCCTGCTATATCGGCTCATCCAAGTTTAAAATCAGACTTGCATAAGCTTCAGCGTTTTCTGATACCGGTGTTTCTTGTTGCTGTTTCTTTCCTTTGTGCGGCGTTCCCTCTGTTTTGCCCCAATATTGCAGGGTCTTTTTCCAGTTTCGGATAAAATTCCCGTTTTTCGTCTTCCAATCTCTTTCCGTGTAATAGTCATAAAACTTTTGCACATCAATGTGGATTCTCTCTTGCTCTGCAAATAACCGGATTTCTTCCAGCGTTGGAGGAAAATTTTGGCTTTCTGCATCTAAGATAGATAGATAGATATCTTCTTTATCTTCTTCTATCTTCTTATTCTGTTGCCCTTTGCTTGCCCCTTGCTTGCCCTTACCTTGCCCACTGCTTGCCCCACTGCTTGCCCCTGATTGAAACATATCAAAGTTTTTCACAGCAAATACGGTACATTTTGCATATGTTGTCCTTGCCACATACCCTGCCGTTTCAAGGTGTTTTATCGCAGTTCGCACTTGTTTTACAGACAACCCTGTTTTCTCTGCCAGTTTTGCATAACTGGAAACCGTTCCGCCACGTGGTACTTCGATTCCGTGCCAAGTGTTCGGAACAATATCTGCTTCAATGAGCAGACGAAGGAAAACGGCTACTGTATTTGCATCATCAGACCATTCCCAATCTCTAAAAAATAACCGTGGCAATATAACATGACCGCTTTCCAACATCCGCCATCACCTCTTTTCTTAGATTAGAATGGTACGTCACCATCGCCGAGAATCTCTTCAAAGTCGCTCAAATCAATCTCCGGCGTTTGGCTGTTGGCACTTTTAACATCCGCCTCATAGGTATGTACAACGCTTTGCGACTGATTGACAACGCCCTGCATCGGATTGCTGTAAGGCGGCGTCTGCGGCTCGCTGTAAGCCGTTTGCGGTGTGGGTTGGTAGTTTTGCGGTTGGCTGTTATCATCGCTCTGCGTGGCGTTCTGGGCTGCCTTGCTCTCGCCAAAAGTCACATTGTCCGCTTGTACATCCATAGCATAATGTTTCACCCCGTTGCTGTCCGTGTAATCTGCGTTTTGCAGCCGACCTTCCACAATAATCATCGACCCCCTGTGGAAATATCGGCTGACAAATTCCGCTTGCTGCCGCCAGCTGACGATGTTGATAAAATCCGCTTTCTGGTCGCTGTTCTTGCTGTACTGCCGATTGACAGCAATCCGAAAACGGCAAACAGCAATGCCGCTTTGTGTGTTTCTGAGTTCCGGGTCTGCACACAACCGACCCATTAAAATTACCTTGTTTATCATTGTTTTTGCTCCTTTCGTAGCGGTGCAACCGCTTTTTCGTAGTTCCGATAGTAATAGTAAAAGATTTCCAGCAGCTTTTTGGCTGTGTCCTCTTTTTTGACAAATGACACCTGCAAGCCGCACCGATTGCCTGACCGGAGCGACCGCAGAGCGAAATAGACGGTTTCGCCGATGCGTTGCACCTTTCGATTCTGGGCAATCATCTGCTTTTCTGGGATTTCAAACGCCTTTAGTTCTTCCTCTGATGTTACGCCCTCTAAAATCAATTCCATGTGCTGGGCATTCTTTGCAGCTGCATCAAACTCTTTCTGAATACGTTCCCGGTCGTGGACGAAGTTCCCGAAGAGTTCGTCCACGCTGCCTTTCCGTTCAACGATGCAGGAACGCTCGAAGCACTTCCCATTGATTTCAAAGGAATAATCTCCGAAGTCCAGCTTGCGGCTTTCTGTAGCAATCCCATTTGCATGTAAGTACTGGATAATGTGCTGATTGCATTGCTCTCGGGTGTCGCAGAGGACTTTGACTTTCTTTGCAAATGCTTTTCTGTCTGTCATTTTCCTGCCCCCTTGGATGCCTGAAAGCAGTTGATGCAAAGTCCTCTGCATTGCTTGTAAATGTCAATCGGCTGATACAATCGCCCATCCTTGCCTTTGGCGGCTTGTATGGGCTTTTTGCAGCTGCTACAGTAAATTTGTTGACGGGGCTGCTGTTGCGTTGCTGCGGGGACATTTCCAGCGGTCTGGTAAGCGTCTGTATCTGCATCCTTTGCATCGTCAATGCAGAGCAGACCATTTAACGCATACTTTCGGGCATAGCTGGATGCCGTGCCAGTAATCTGACTGGCATCCATGCCTTTCTTGTCGTCCGGCTCTCTCGCAAAGGCGGTCACTGTAATAGCACTGCATCTGCCAGTGACATCCTCCGCCGTTGCGGTTGCCTTTACATAGATGCGATTGCCAACCATGACAATATCATCCGAACAGTAAATTAAAACGCTGTGCTGCTCTGCAAGCGGTTTGACCGCCTCTAAGATGTCCTCAGCACTGCGATATTTATACTTTCCGAAGCTGTTGTACTGTCCTTTCGGGGCTTTTAGTTCGTTCTGGATTGCCAGCAACCGTTCCGGCAGCCGCCGTTCATCGGGTTTCTGTTCCATCTTCTGTTCATCCATGCTCTTCACTTCCTCCTTCTGCTAATTCCAACGGGCATTCAAAGCCCACATAACGGGTTGGCTCTACAATGTACTCTCCGGTGATGTTGCAGCGATTCTTGTACTTGTCATACATCTGACAATATGCACATTCGATGTGTGCGACATCGTGAAACGTCACCGGAAAGCCGAATTCATAGTTGACCCGCACGAAAACATACTTTTTCACGCCGGATTCAAACATCTTCTGCGTTCATCTCCCTTACAAGGTCGGCGGCATAGGTCGTGACCGTGACGCTTTCCACCCATTCTGCAAGGCAATCTTCACAAAGCCAAGCGTCATCGTTGCCGACAATCCGAATCAGTTTGCTGTCACCGGATACTTCCGCACCGCATCCATCGCAGTAAACATGCGGCACACGCTTTGCACCGCAATTTCCGCACCGTTCGCAGCAGCTGCAATCATTTTCAATCTTTATCATCCGTCACCACATCGCTTTCCAAGAAGTCCAGCTGGCTGAGATTCAGGTCTGATTCATCCTCGACCTGTTTTGCCAGCGTTTGCAAGTCTGCATCTACGAACGCCTGTGCAGCTGCATCCAGTTCGCCAAGAATCCGATACAGCGGCTTCATGACATCGAAATGGCTTGCCTCTTGCATCGGGTCGAGCGTGGTATTATCTGCATGCATCGCTTCCACACACATGATTGCAACTTTCATTGCGTTCTGTCTTAAAAAAATTTCTCCTCTTTGCATCTTGACTTTCCTTCCTCCCTGTGTTAAGATTGGGATGTTCTTATTTTTTTGCTATCCCTCGTCACTGGTTGCCGCCGGTGCGAGGGCCTTTTTTTGCCCGTTCTTGCAGCAACTCTTTTTCCAGAGCCTCGCATTTCTCTTCTGTCAGTTTTAGTTGTTTCTTCATGGCGTTTCCAAGTTCTCCAACTGTAATTTTGATGGTGTTGTACGTTTCTTCTTCCGACCATCTCTCAGACAATTTCTGATTCATTTTGCGTTTTCGATAACGCTCTTTTGCTTGTGCATCCTGTTCTTTTTTTACCACTTTTCTGCATGCTTCACAGTATTTCAATGCAATGTGACTGTGATAGCTGTTGTGGTAGATGTCGCTGATTGGCTCGTTGCATCGCAGGCAATACTTGATAACTTGCATTTGCATCCGCTCCCCTACTGCGTTTTTCTTCCTGTTTTTCTCCTGCTTTTCTACCCAAAAAGACGGATTTTTCCGTTAGTCATTGTCAGGTAGGGAAGTGCTGCACCGTTCTGCACAAACATCCATCAGCCGATGTGCAAAGTCGTTGATAATCTCCGGTGGAATGTCGGTCAGCGTGGTATGTACTCGTTTTCCGCCGTTGTCAAAATGGGTAATCTCGATGGGCATACCCTCGCCCGTCTGGATTGCCACAACGCTGTCATTGATTAGCTGATTGCACTGCTCGTACTGCTTGAGATTGCTCTCCATGCGGTCAGTCTGTTCTCGTGCTGCTTGGTAGTCGAACCCAGCCGGAACAGGCTTTAGCTCTCTGCCGGAATCCGCCGCTTGCTTGTCCAGTAGGTGATTGTGCCGCTGCCAGGCAACCCAGCAGATAGCGGCAGCAATGCCGCCTAAAATCATCGTTTGCATTTTCGCTCTCTATCTCCTCTCCTGCACCGTTCGCACGTTAAAAGGTTCGGGTCTTCTCGCTCTCTGCCGCATCGGGTGCAGCGTCCTTGTTCACGCCACTTAGCCCGAATGGCTTTTGTTTTCGCCTGTCCTTTTTTCTTCCGCTCGGGCGTTAATGCAGCGTACCAGAAGCGATGCCCTGCGTTGATTGCTTCCCGGCATTTCGGACAAGTAACAAACCCGTCCGTTGCTGAAGCGTTACGACATCGCACGCAAACATGGTTGGCTTTATACCAGTTGTAGCTTTCCAGTGATTCCTGATTCTTCTTCAGACGCTGTTCTTCTGGGGTCATTTGCTCACATCCTTGCTTAATTTGTCCAAAATCTGGCGTGCTGCGTCCATCACAATTGCACATTCTACACATCTTCCTTGCTTAGCAAGAGCCATTGTTGTGCCTGCAAACATTGCAAGCGATATTTTGGCAGCTTGTAAAGAATCCATGTTCTCCAGTTCCTCAATACGCCAGCTGCCTTTACCGGGTTCAATCGCTGTTGTTCCCATTTTCCCGTTCCTCCTCTGGCTCAGAGTCCACCTTGTCTGCAATGCTTTTAAGAATGATGCCAGCTGCATAAAAGGCACTCTTTTTACTCTCTCGATTGAGCCCGCTTATGATTTTGACAAATGCACAAATGGTCATTATAGCAGCATCAATTTCTTCAAAACCTCTCACCTCAATGCCGACTGTATCGCCCTTCGGGTTTGTCTTGATAACGATTTTTCCCATCTTTTCGCTCCTCTCTATCATCTTCCAGGAGAAAATCATACTCCCCAGAAGTATCATTCCGAACCTTGTCTGCAAATCCGCAAGCATTCACGCCGAAGAGCATCCGTAGCAAGTCATCCGTTGTGAACTGCATTTCCGGATTCACACGGACGCTCCGAACGACAGGTTTCGCCATTAGCTTCACACTCCTTTTCCTTCTTTCGGTTCTTCATCTCGCACCATGGACAGATGAAAAAACCTGTTTTCTGAATCGGAACGTTAAAATCCAAGTCACACTGCTCGCAGTACATGTATTTGAACCCGTTCCGATACTCAACTTTCCGGCTCATGCTCTGCCATCCGTAATCAGCATCGCCAACGCTTCATAGACCGAACGGTCTGCCTGCTCCTTCGCTGGCACAACGCTGACTTCCATTGGTTTTTTCATGCTGCACCTCCTCCACAAACCGTATTTCTGTTTGCATTTGCAATTGCCATCCCAATTGCAGCCCATGTAACCTGTTTCTGTTCTTCCTGCGGCAATACGCCAAGTACAGTAAGCAGCGTAGACAATTCCTGCACATCCACCGATAAATGCACATTTGTGCAAATTTGATGAATGGCAGCTAATGTGCTTGCATTCAGCATAAAGATTCCTCCTTTCAGACGGCATCCTGTTCAATCAGCGGCAACAGTCCATTCGTCTTCAGCAAATCATAGATAAACAGCCGTCCTTTCTGCGTCCAGTAGGTATGCACTTTCGTGTGCTGCTGCCCGTCTGCTCCGGGGAACGTCTGCGTTTTGGTGCTGGTGTAGCCCTTTTCTGCATACTTCTGATACAGCAACCAGTTTTGCCCTTGTTTATACTGTACGCCGTTCTGATGTAAATAGCGATTCAGCCAAACGCCAGACTTTCCGTAGTCCTTAGCGATGGAAGTAATGGAAAGCAAGTCTTTGCAGTTCAGGACAACATCATAATAGCTTGCCTTGGGCTGTAGCTCTGCAATCTGCTGTTCCTGCACAGCGACGGTGGTTTCCAGCTGGCAGCAGTGCGTTTCCAGCTGTTTCAGCTTGGCGTTGGAGAATTGCAAGGCTCTTGCCATAATCGCTTCGGGGCTGTTCCACTGCTCCTCAACCGCAATAAAGTATTGCCGCATCTGCTTGCCCTTGTCTGTCCGCTGGAGCATGCAGAGTTCCTTTGCCATGGGGATTGTCAACTGGTGGTCGGTTTGTGTTTGCTTTCCACCATTTGAGTTACGGACAAAAATGTCCGTAACTACATAATCCACATTTTCAGTGAAACCATACTCGCACATTCTCGGCATCCATTTGTGATAAGGCGTTCCAACTTCCAGAGCCTCCCACAGTTCCCGATCCGATACGGTCGGGCGGTCTACGTTCTCGTAGTTGACTTTGATTAGTTCATTCATCACGATACTTCCTTTCCGGCTTTCGCCGTTGTTATTTGTGCCCTTACGGGCGGTGGGTCGGGATACGCTCCCGACGGGCGTTGTTAGTATAAGGCAAAGGTTGGAGGTAATGCCCACGATGCTGCCACATCGTCCCCGTGTTGCCGGTAGGTCAGCAGGATGTTATCTTTTCAAGGCTTTTACTTCATCGGAATAAAACGAGTGCCAACCTCTCAAGCCTAAAAAACGGAATCCGGTAAAATCACGTGGCATTTCGACAGGAATATCATAGAAATTCATCCCTGTTCTTTTTTCGATTTCTGCCATGATTTCCTCGCCATATTCCGTGCAATTATCATAGCAATGAATAAATTGTTCTCCATAATAAAGGCTTACATAGGTATTATTTCTTATTGTCAACTTGTATTTTCCCATTTTCGTTCCCTCTCTTTACGCTCGCTCAACGCTCGTTTAATGCTCAGGCGAGTGTTAAAAACAAGTGTTAAGCATTCATTCATGTTGAAATAGCTTGTTGACAGAAACATCCGAAAAGAATGTTTCCTGAATGCGGATTGCTTCATCCAGCGAAAACCGCAGGTTTCCATTCAGCTTAAGTGTAAATGTGTTTGCCTGCACGTCCAAAAGCTGGTAAATATCCTTTTTTGAAATCTTCCGCAGTATGATTTCAGATTCCAACACCGGATAATAGGCTGTTCCATCTCTCTTCATGTCTTCACCACCTTTCAATGTTTCTATATGTTGAGTTGACGAAATATGCAAAGCGTGGTATAGTAGTATGGAAGGGAGGTGAGAAAATGGAAACAATTTCAGGCACTTTGCAAAGTTTTTTGTTGGGCGTACAACCAACTTTAGATTCGCTCTATGAAAAAATGCAACCAATCATAGAACTTTCTGATACGCTCAACGCACGGATAAATTCCATTGGAATTCCCCAACTCCCACAAGAAACTGTTTACGCTATCCGTGAAATCAGTGTAAAAACCGATTCACTTCGGCAGAGCATAGAAGAGTGGATGCAAAATCTGAACGTTCCAGCAGTTCAATCGAAAATTACAAAGCCGCAAATAGAAGAACAGATTCAGAAAATGGATGATACTGAGAAAGCTCAGTTTGCAGCTAGCTTATTAAAATCCATCCGTCTTCTTCCTGCATCCACAAAAAAATGGCTTTTTTCTAAATTTGGTGCTCTTAACATTAACGTCATTGTTGGAACTGCAATTGGGTATGTTGCCTTAAATGCAGTTAAAATCCCATTCAAAGCACTTGCAGCAGAAATCATCGTAGAGCTATTGAAACTCCTCACATAACATCACATTGCAGCAGAAATCCAAACGATAAGTATACCAATTGTTGAGATAGAAGAAAACAACCGATGCATCCATTGTTTGCTGCTGTACGCATCTAATGTTTCTCCAGCTACCGCAACAGCAATGCCAAGAGCCAAAAGTAAAACTTTTCCTTGAAAAGACATACACACCCTCCTTTCTTCAGCCAAGCGTTTCGGTTCTCTCCTGCCTGCTGGTTTAAGTTTTCCGCTGCCTGTCCTTGACTGTGTGCTTGGAACTCACGTTTTGTGTTTTCCATGTTTATATTATAGCCTGCTTTTGTGGTTATGTCAATACGTTTTTTGAAAAAAAGTACACAAAAAAAGGATGCACATACTGTTAAATATGCACAAATTCAGGTTTGGCAAGAGAAGATTGTTGACAAGTAACCGCATTTCGTGTATAATGGCGTTAGGAGGTGAGAAAATGCTAAAAGATAATTTAAAAGTGCTTAGGGAATCAAAAGGGCTGACAAAAAAGCAAGTGGCGGCAGGTGTAGGAATAACAGACAGAGCGTATATTGCGTATGAATACGGCGAGCGTGATGTTAGCACAGAAACGCTTTCCAAACTTGCCGACTTTTACGGCGTGACCACGGACTATCTGCTTGGGCGAGAGCCTGCTCCGGATGACCCGATTGAAACGCTCTCCAGAGAATTAAACCTGAATCTGTACGAAAAAGCAATTGTGACAGCGTATCTTGCAATGGACACAAAAAGCAGGACGGATTTGGTAAGAATGGTGCAAACTGTAGCAGATGCCGTTCAGAGCGGGGCGGAATCCAAGTATACATACACTATACAAGTTGCAGCCCGTGGCGGAGAACCACCGCATACCGAAGAGATGACGCAGGCAGAAGCAGAACGAATTGCGAACCTGCCACGTGTGCCGGATGATTTGTAATGCATAAAAAAACGCCCTCGTGTTACAATAACACAAGGGTGAATTATGCTGAATTATGGAAAATATCAACATGTCAGGAATGCAAGCTGGCAATGCCTGATTGATTGCCACGTGACGAAACTACCGCTGAAACCCGTGCAGATTGCTGCACAATACCAGCTGCAATGCGTTTATGACGGCATCGAACAGGCTGGGAAAGTGACCAATAACGGTATCATCTTGCTAAACAAGAGCCAGTCTGTGCAACGGCAGCGGTTTACTGTCATGCACGAACTGGGACATTATCTATTAGGTCATGTTGGCAGTGACCCACGTTTTCGGGACAGCGGTCGCACCGAAGAGGAGCAAGAAGCTGACCGTTTTGCAGTGGGTTGCCTGATGCCGGCTTGTGTGCTGTGGGCGTTGCATGCTACCACAGCAAAGGAAATTGCCGCACTTTGCAACGTGTCCATGCAGGCGGCAGAAATCCGCTCCAGGCGAATGCAAATCTTGCTTGCAAGAAATAAATTTTTAACGCATCCGCTGGAACGGCAGGTATTTGAACAGTTTCAACAGTTTATCAACAATCAGTGAAAAAGCAATCATTCTCGTGAGGTCACGAAAATGAAAAAAAGCCGCCCCACGGCGGCAACCGTGAAGCGGCAAGAGGGAACTATTGCTATAATAGTCCAAACCAGAACGGTACTATTATAGCACATTCTCTCAAAAAATGCAAGGAGGAAGTGCAAAATGCAAGCAGCAGCATATGCAAGATACAGCACAGAGCATCAGACAGAGAGCAGTATTGCTTACCAGATGCGGAAAATTGAGGAGTACTGCAATGACCACAGTATCACAGTAATAGCCCGGTACACGGACGAAGCCAAGAGCGGCACGAATACCCAGCGACCAGCATTCCAACAACTCTGCAAAGATGCTGCACAGCGAAAGTTTGATGCCGTTGTGATTTACGACATCAGCCGGGGAAGCCGTGATGTGTCGGACTGGTTCGGCTTCCGGAAACAAATGGCGATTTTAGGGATTCAAGTAATATCTGTAGAAGACCGCATTGGAGACATTTTGAACCCCTCTGATTACTTAACAGAATTAATCACGGTTGGGTTGGGGCAGCATTATGTGTTGACCAGTCGTCAAAAATCTATGGATAGCATCGCTACCAAAGCGAAAACCGGGCAATTCTTAGGCGGCACGCCAAATTTCGGCTATAATGTTGTGAATGGAAGATATGTCATCAATCCAGCAGAAGCGGAGATTGTTCAGAAAATTTATCGGATGTATGCAGCAGGGAAGAGCTATGGCGAAATTTTAGCAGAGATTGGGGAAGTACGTGGCAAACGTGGAAGAGTTATCGGAAAGAACAGTCTACACTATCTGCTGCGAAATGAACGATATATTGGTGTTTATAGCTGGTGCAAGTATCATCATAAAATCATGGGGAAGTATGCTGGAAACATCCCGAATGAAAACGCTGTCCGGATTGAAGACAGTATACCGGCGATTATTGATAAAGATACATGGGAAGCGGTGCAAATACGAATGAATGATAAAAAACAGCGTGCTTGTAACAAAGCGAAACGCAGCTATTTACTGTCTGGATTGATTGAGTGCACAGAATGTGGTGCAAATTATGTTGGGCACACTTCCACAAATAAGAAGGGATATTCTACCCGATATTATTGCTGTGGGAACAAGTACCGGAATCATACCTGCCATGCGAAAAATCTGAACGCAGAGGAATTGGAAATATTTGTGGTACAGAACTTGAAACAATATCTATCTGATTTGGATTTTTCTCAAATGGCACAGCAGGTTGCAGATGAAATTAATGGTGCATCTGTTGACCTTAAAGCAGAACGAAAAGAACTGGCAGACATTATTTTTCAGCTGAACAATGGTACAAAGGCGATTTTAAAGGGGATTGACTACCCAGAATTACAAGAAGAAATGTTCCGGCTACGTGTGCGGAAATCGGAATTAGAAGATATTATTCGGCGTGGAGAAGAGAAAAAGCCGGTCAGTGCGGAGAAGCTGGAACAACTTTTCCAGCATGCAGTTAAGCAGTTAGACACAGATACAAAGCAGATTTGCAAATCTATGGTGAAAATATATGCCCATCCAAACGGTGATTGTGATTTGGAAGTAGGCGTACATATTTCGGGTTGCGGGAGCCAGATTTGAACTGACGACCTTCGGGTTATGAGAGATTTATTTTATATTTTTGATACATTTTAGACATACGCAAATCGTACAATAACGGCGATATTGCGTTATTTTTTTATTTCGACGTTTATCAGCTTACGCACTGCGTACATAATATTGGGGTCAGTTTTGGGGTCAAAAAACGAATCCTTTTTTGATCCGTTCGATTTTGCAAGTGTGATGCTTCTCCTTATCATAATTCACGCCAACCAAAAGAACTTCACCGTGGTAATTCTGCAAGCAATCCAGATAATCTTTTCGCTTGATTTGTTCCACTGCCTCTTCTGCGGAATGCCCCCACTTCAATTCAACAATCAGAGCAGGCAGATTACAATTTCGATTTGGCTCAAATACAATGTCTGCAAAACCTTTTCCAGCTGGCATTTCTCGATGCAGGGTATAGTTCTTCTGAGCAGAGTAGTATGCCAAGGAAATCACACAAGACAATGCGTTTTCATTGTTGTATTTCAAGATAGATACATTTGCTTGATGTACTTGTTCGATCAGCTCTGCAACAGTTTCTTCGTCACAAGAAAGAGTAGCCTGCAATAACTTTTCGGAAGAATGAATTGCCTGTACAACTGGTTCCCATCCGCCGTCTTCAATGGAGTTGATAAACTCTTGCCGAACTTCTCCGTTCGGAATCCATACGACACGATTCTGTTCATCATAGGTCAAGTATCCAAGATGCACCAACAGTGTTAGAACATCGTCTGCACTATAAAATGTAGTCATATCGTTCTGAAATTTATCCGGATTTACGGGAACTGTTTCTCCCGCAATCATTTGTACAATCTTGTCACGCAGCCCATCTTGATTCAAGTCGATATAGACTTTTAGTGCTTCGTATGTTTCCGTCTTTGTCCAATAGTTGTTGAACTTTCCACGCAGCATGGCTTCTACAACCGATTTTGGATTATAAATTGAAACCCCATCGACACAATATCCATCATACCATTTCTTCGTCTCAGAAAATGGCAT